GCCAACCGCTGCTGCTAGGGAAGTGGCTGAAGAGGTAACGCCGGTTACTACTACTGCTACGGATACAGTACCGCCGGTTACGCGAAGATATCGTCCGGGGATAGATCCTGTACAGATTGCTGAAACAGCTAAAGAAGATGCAGCAAGAAAGATCGTTCCCAGTCCTGATGCGGGAGGGGGAGGAAGTATAGATGAATTTACGGCCGCTCTTGCAGGCTTACCTGAAGAAGATGCAGCTAAAGCATTAGACAATACATATGACAGTACAAAGTTAGATATAGAACAGCTTGGACTTGGGAAAGAATCCCGCATATTCGGGCTGGAGGGAACTGTTGATTTAGGGTTGAGTCGTATAGAAAGACTTGCTTCAGCTTTTGCGGGACTTGTAGGGGCAAAGGGTCTTGTGCATGTTGACGTTGTGGATGCATTGTGGAAACTTCGCACAAGAGTTATAAATGACGCAGAGAAACTTGCCGCTTCTCAGACTCTAAGGATTGCACCAACAGTAAAACGTGCCTTTAAGCCCGATAAGAACGGCCAGATCCAAAGCCTGATAAACATTGACGCATCCCTGCCAAGCGTAGCACCCACAATTCAGGATGTTGCCGCACGGTTACCCAGGTTTCTTCCGCATCTGAATCAAGAACAGATCCAAGCCCTTGAAGAACTTAGAAAAATAACTGCTCCATATAAGAAAGTTTTAGAGGAATCCAAGGTAGAACTTGGAACCCGTCCAGACATTATCGATGGTGGGTTCTATGTTCCTCGCGGAAACATACTGTTAGACGATCTTGACTCAGGAACCATTATTGTTAAAAGGCTAGGTATCCCACAATCTCAAGTAAAAGCTATTGAGTATCCTTCGATGGCAGAAGCAATTCTTAACGGCGCAGAATATTCTACGTTTCCAAAAGCGATTGATGCCCTTGTAACAAGAACCGGCCAAACCGTTGGAGATAATTTCTTTGCAGCAGCTATGAGGGCGATAAGGAATGAAGACGGAATAAGGATAGGTCGTACTGCAAAAGAACTGGTAATTGAAGAAAGTTCAGAAGTCTTTGAGCAAATGGAGATATTAAGAGCAGCTTCTACACGATTGAAAGGTCTTATTAAGCAGAAAAACCAAAAAGCCCTTAAAGAAATGGATCACTTTATTGAAGATCCGGGCATAGATGATATAGATCAACTCGTAACGCTTTTCAGTAAAAAAAGAACTGTTCTTCGTGGAACGCTAAAAGGTGCAAACCTTAATCAGGCTGAAGAAGCCCTTGAGAACCTCCTGGTAGAACTTAAAGCCTACAAATCTGTATATGACTATGAAATGGAAACTCTTGCAGCGCGGCTTGGTCGAAAGGAAATTGGCGGCAAAGAACAGTTCCCGCGACTTCATGGTGTTTCGTTTGCAGACATCTTTGCTAATCGTGCGAATGATTTAATTAAGAAAGAAATAGCAGTAACAGTTAAAGATAAAGCCCAATATGTTAAAGAAGCACTTCATGGAACAAACGGTATTATGCGGGCAACAACAGCAACTGCTGATAACTCCGCAATGGGTATCCAGTTGCTTATTACTGGTTATGATTCTCCAAAGGTATGGCATAAAGCCTCAGTTAAATCTCTGAAGGCTTGGGGTGGTGAAGGTGTCTATGCTTCATGGGCAACAGAATTTAATGATGCTGCAAAAGCCAGAGGGACTTTTACTACAGACGAGTGGGCTGGAAGATTTGGCGTACAGCAGTCTGGTAAACCAATAGATGTTTCTTCCGACATACTCGAAGCAGGCTTTAACATCCCCGGTGTTCGCAAGCCTGTCGGTGGATTCTTCCAGGCAGCAGCACGGGCTTTTTCTGTAGCAGGGGATGTTGCTCGAATAGAACGGGCGCAAGAACTTTTACTTGAAGAACTTGCAAAAGGACGAACGATAGACGAGTTGATTCAGGCAGGAGATCTTCGCCGTATGGCGAATCATGTAAACGCCTCTTCGGGATTTATTAATGGAAGATTTGCTTTAGGTAATTGGATTTTCTATTCCACCAAGTTTTTGTATGCAAGGATGCTTACGGTTGCCCGTGCAATGAAAGGGATGGATCTTGACGCGCCTCTGGACATGGTTCCGATAGTAGGCAACAAGCTGCGAGGCAGGGTTCCAAAAATAAATAAGTTTGCAACTATGCAAGACAGGTACGCCCGTCGCGCTATTCTTCGGATACTTGGATGGGGAACAATCTTGACTGTGTTGGCTAATGAGTCTAGAGGAGAAGAAACAGACTTCAGGCTTTATATAAAAAACCGTGAAGGAAAACTTTATGTAAATCCGAACTTCGTGAAAATACGAAATCTAGGCGGTCGTGACAGGTCAGTCTTTGGTCCACTGCACGGGTTGCTAAATCTGGTTGCATCTGCTGCTATCACTCCCAAAACGGGAGAAATAGGAAGTCTTGCAAAGCGAGCAATAAATGCTCCTCTCGCAAGTATTGCGTTAGATATTGCCCGGAACAAAAAATTTGACGGGACACCAATTATGAATCGGAATGCGCCATTTATGCATCAAGCGGGGCAACTGATGGCGCATTTCGCTACTAATCTAAGGCCTTTTGCGTTAGATGAATCAATGGAATATATCGGTCCGGGGTTCAACGATTTTAAGGAAGGCGATATCGTATCGGGTGGTATATCTGTACTTGACATGCTTGGAGAAAGTTACGGTGCTTACTCGACTCCCTTGAGCAATTCGGAACTCAGGGATTTGCTCGACATGGAAGAGGATATGGACCCTCAACTGCGCCATGAAATTTATATGACTCTTGACTCTCGCCAGTCTGGGTACGAGAAATATATTGTTGGGGAAGACTTTGCACCAAGATACAAAAAGTTCAAGAACGATGTTTACAAGAAGTTTGGTAAACCTTTTGGAGATTTAGATACTCTTGCAAAATCTCAACTGGAAAAGGACCCGGTACTTGGCCCACAGTACAGAGAGTTTGACCTGATAAGAAGTCGTGCCATGCGAGATGTAGACGGCTTCGAGGATAAAGGTGCAAGATCCAGAACAGAAAGACGGAGAATACAGAGTGATGCACAAAGTCAAACCCGTGCTGTTCTAAGTAGGGATATTTTCAATCTGATTGATACGCTCGGAGATCCTAACCGTGGAGGGTATGTTGATGAAACCGGCAAAAAAATATCTATCAGGGACAGGTTGTTTGAGTTTATAGATACAGTTAGCAATATAAATAATGAGGCAGAGGGACGTAAATACCAGTTACAAAGAGATCTGGAATTTGACCTTCCGTTTGTACCTGACCCTAAGTCGGAGTTCGATAAAGTTTTGAACGAGTGGTATAGGATTTATCGTAAACACGAAAAAGTAATACCTCTTAGAGATACCCGAGATCCAAATATTGCATGGAGAGCAGAGCAGGTTGAGGGTGGTTTAGATCGGGATGCAATAAGGCCAGAACAGAAGGCGTTGTTTAACTCTCTTACAGAGCCTCAGCAAAAACAACTAAACGAATATCTTGCGAGAAACGATGACGAACTTGTCTGGCATATAAAGCAGTTGGCTTTCAAAGATCCTCCCGATTTCCAGAAGACAGAAATCACGAACAAGGATTTATTTAAGGAAATCAATGCTTTGCGAGTTAGATATCAAAGTACGATTGCCAGATAGCAACCAGATGCTTTATTATTTGTAAAACCCCAAAAGTGGGATATGCCATCTAGTGGTGTCATGTTCTGGAGACAACTATGGTTACTGAGCGAAATGATGTAGGAACGGAATCCACGGTAGAGGTTGCCGAAACCCCGCCGAGTCCTGAAGAAACTCCGGTAGAAGCAGTTGCTGAACCAGAGGTCGAGCAGGATTTGTCGGAACCGGCAGACACACCTATCGGGGTTGCACCTCAGATTGAATCTCAGACCGAACCTCAAAGCACGGAAGGAACTACACCACAATCAGGCGAGGAGTTTCGCAAGTACCAGTCTGCTACCGATAAACGGATGGCAGAGATGGAAACTCAGCTTCAACAGTCAGAGCAGGCGCGGGCTTTAGCCGAGCAGCAAACCAACATCAATACCTTAGAGGCAGAGGTGGCTGCATACGGCCAGGAAATAACCCAGAACCTTATTAGTCAGGGTTTAGACGATGCGACTGCACAGCAAATGGCCAGCCATCAGGCTGGTATGGCAAAGAAAGCTTATGTTGCGAACGCCCAAGCGGAGCAGGTAACAGCGCGACAACGGCAGGTTGAGCAGGAGTTAAACTCCCGCACACAACTTGCCAAGGCATATGAACTCTCGTCACAGTACGGGATTCCATACGCAGAGTTGCAGGACTTTCCCGACCCGCAGTCTATGGAGCGACACGCGAAGGCGTTGTCCAGGATTTCCAAGCTGGAAAAAACAGTTCAGCAGGTTACCCCCGGACAGCAAATGAACGGAGTAACTCCAGCCGCTGATGTAGCACCTACCAATGCCGAGGACGTTTTAGATAGATACAACGCAGGTGATACTGCGATAAGTACAGAAATGGCTCGCGCTGCTTCTCAGAAGCTAGGGCTTACCATTTTCGGCTGAGGTATAAATAATAATGGCAGTACAAACTTCCGGTACTGGCAATCTGCAAAACATGAGTCGAATCATGCTTGCATCAGCCAGGTATACCGAAGAACATAATGCCCCGATGGTTGGACTTATTGAAAAGTTCAATCTCAAGAAGGGTGAATACCAACTGACAGTTCCGAAGGTCGCAACGATGACCGCAGAGGATCTGGCAGAGGGTCAAGACATGATTGACAGCGAAGACATTGATGTCTCAACTGTCACCGCTACTACCGCTGAAGTTGGCCTGAAGGTAATTATTACCGACAC